TGGTCGCAGAGCTAAGATTCAAGCCGAATACGAAAAACACATGAAGTCTAGCGAAGAAAAAGGCGAAACCAAAAAAGAGTCTAAAAAGACTGAAATGGGAGAAATGTAATGGCTAACTGGATTGCAGGTGCAATTAAACATAAAGGCGCATTAAAAAAAGAATTAGGCGTTCCTGAAGGTAAAACAATTCCTAAGGGCAAACTTGAAAAAGCGGCAGAAGCTAAAGGTAAAGAAGGTCGTAGAGCTAGATTAGCTTTAGAACTCGAAAAGTTTACTAAAAAATGAATCGCAAAGATGCCATTCGTGCCGCTATAGACAAGCAATGAAAGATTACAAATGAAGCCAATGGATCATAAGTACAAGAAAGAAAACGCTTTATTGCGTAATCATAAAGAAACTACTTTAGAAAAGAATCAAGCTGATCGAATCGCCCGTAGAAAGCTGATCGCCAATAAACTTAAAGACTTAGATAAAGAAGTAAAGTAAATGGCTTGGAGTGACAAGTTAGCCGATATGCTCCGTTTAAATGACGGAGATCAGGCTTATGTAGGTTATCCACAAATGCAGGTTGGCTTAACAAAGCCACGCCAAGCAGGTTACGCTACGGGATTTCTTGAGGGTGCAACTGGTGCAGATTCTATGCAACCCAAAAATCCTATTACAGACCCTAATTATGATGCTTACGCACAAGGCAAGAATACTGGTGAACTAGCTGGTATTGGGGCTATGGCATTACCAGCATACGCTATGGCATTAAGAGCAAGTGCTCCAAAAGCCGCAGACATGATTGGTAATTACATGGTTAAAACAGGTGGCATACAGCCAATGTTTATAGGCCCTGAATCTGCCATGTGGAATAGTGTAGATGCTGGTAAAGCCGCATTAATGCTAAACAAAGGTGCTGATAAAAAAGAAGTTTGGAAAAAGTATATGACTGCCAAATCCCCTGAAGGGGCGTTTGTGCAAGAAATTAGTGACGCTGAATCAAAAGCTATTCCAATTAAAGACATAAAAAGCTGGGGTTCACGAGAAGATTTGTTGCGAGGTAATAAGGCTGGTGGCGGTATAGATGAGTTTTTGCAACATGATGAATTAGCAAGAGCTTATCCAAATGGCGTCATGGGTTTTGGTAATGCTAATCAACGAGCAACAATGACGGTAACGCCAGTTAAAAGCCAATCAGGTGGGTTAAGCCCTGATAAAAACATTATGGTTGGGTTAAACGCTAATAGAGGGCCTGAAGCTACAATAAACCGTGATACAGCTTTACATGAAATACAACATTTAATTCAGCGTAAAGAAGATTGGGCTAAAGGTGGCAATCCTGAAGAATTTAAACAAGCATTAAAAAAGGTTGACGAAAAAATTGTTGATTACAACACGCAAATGTCAGCTTTAGTAAAGAAAATGGATAATTTACCATTTAATTCTTTTGAAAAATCTGCATTAAAACAACAATATAATGATTTAATGGATCAAAAATTAAGATTAGTGCCTTTAGCTCAATCTGATCCAATGGATTTATACAATAGACTAGCTGGTGAAGCCCAAGCTAGGGTTACTGAAGTTCGTAAAGATTTAAACATGGCACAGCGTAGGGAAAATTACCCTTTTGAACAAGGGCAATATGGTTATGATCTTGACCCAAAAACTTTAATCATTAAAGATACCCCTTATGATTTTGACAGACGAAGCATGATTGAGCGTTTGATGAATCAGCAAAAATAGAGTAGAATTAACTTATCTTAATCAACCACTTGGATAAGGTATGGATTCTAAAGTAGAAAAAACTAGAAATAAGACAGGCGGTCGCTCTGTAGGTACGCCTAATAAGTCCACAGCACTCGCTAGAGAAGCGATCGCTAAGTTCGTGGATGGTAACGCTGACAAACTGCAAGAATGGCTTGATGCCATCGCTATGAACGAAAAACTAGGCCCTAAAGTAGCTTTTGATTGCTTCATGCAAGTAGCTGAATACCACGTTCCTAAGTTAGCTAGGACAGAACACACTAGCCCACAGGATGAGCCAGTCAAAGTAATTCACGAACATAAATTCCTTGACTGAGATAGTTAAAAAATATGAGTACCCCTACAAGGCTAGGGATGCTTTCTTAGACTTTCACCAAAGAAAAGAACGCTGGGCTGTATTAGTCTGCCACAGGAGAGCAGGGAAAACTTGCGCTACTATCTGCGACATTATCCGCAGGGCTATCATGGAAAAGAAACCTGACGGCAGATACGCTTATATAGCCCCGTACTACGCACAAGCTAAAAACATTGCTTGGGATTATTTACTTAAGTTTGCAGAGCCAGCCATTGTTAAGGCTAATCAGTCAGAATTATGGGTAGAACTGGTTAACGGGGCAAAAATACGGCTATTTGGTGCTGATAACCCTGATGCTTTGCGTGGTCTTTATCTTGATGGCGTGGTTTTAGACGAATACGCAGATATGAAACCCCGTCTTTGGGGTGAGATTGTTAGGCCATTGCTTACAGATAGAAACGGTTTAAACGGCTATCAGACATGGGCTGTGTTTATTGGTACACCAAAGGGTCATAACGCCTTTTACGACATCTACAGCAACGCTTTAAAGAGCGACAACTGGTATGTCAAGACATTAAGGGCTGACCAGTCAGGTCTGATTCCTGATGCTGAATTGCTGGATGCTCAAGCCACAATGTCTAGCAACCAATACGAACAAGAGTTCTTATGCTCATTTGAAGCGGCAATTATGGGGGCGTACTATGGTCAAGAGATGCGTAGAATTACTGACTTGGATCGAATTACTACTGTTGACTATGATCCTATGTTCCCCTGTCATACTGCTTGGGATTTGGGTTTTAATGACTCCACTTCAATATGGTGGTTTCAGGTGGTTTATGGGGAGATACGGGTTCTAGATCACCACTCATCTAACGGACAGGCTGTGCCATTCTATACAGGACTGCTTGCACAAAAAGAAGATGAGTTCGGGTACAAGTATGGCTATCATTACCTGCCGCATGACGCTAGAGCTAAGACTATGGCATCGGGTGGTAAAAGCATAATTGAACAATTTGCGACAAAAATCGACATAAAACACCTAAAAATCGTTCCAAACCTGTCAATTCAGGATGGAATACAGGCAACAAGGCTTGCATTAACTCGCACTTGGTTTGATAATAGATGTGAAGAAGGTATCGAATGTTTGCGTCAATATCAACGGGAATGGAATGATGATAAAAAATGCTTTAATGACCGCCCAAAACATGATTTTACGAGTCATTCTTCCGATGCGTTTCGCTATCTTAGTATTGTATGGAAAGATGAGGACAGCCCTATCCTCAAAGATTCAAGAGTTAAGGGACTTCATGTCGGGCAAACTGATGTAACGCTCAACGAGATGTGGAAAGAAACACCAAAACAAACCTTTAGGAGAATCTAATGTCAGCCGTAGCCCTACCTTATGCAGTCTATTATGAAACTGTTGCCGCATCACAAACTGCCCAAGTATTAGGCGTTACTGGTGCTAAAGGCGATATAGTTAGTAACCTTATTATTACTGTCAATGCCTTAACTACTGGCACAGTATCGCTACTGGATGGCGCAATATCCTACCCACTTACAACCGCTACTACCCCTGTTGGCTTATATATGCTGACACTTGATGCCCAGTCAGTAAGCGGAGCATGGAAGATTACTACTGGTGCTGGTGCTACCGTATTTGCTACAGGCAACTTTACTTAAGGAATTACTATGGAACACGAATACCAAGATTGGTATAACACTATTGGTCAGTACGAGCGCACCTTTAAAGAGTGGGAAGGTAGAGCCGACAAGATTGTTAAACGGTATCGTGATGACAGTCGTACTAGGAATAACCCTAATGCAAAATTTAATATTTTGTGGAGTAATGTACAGACTATTACCCCAGCTATCTTTGCTAGATTGCCTAGACCTGACGTAAGCCGCAGGTTCAGAGATAACGATCCAATAGGTAGAGTAGCTTCTATGATGCTTGAGAGAGCATTGGACTACGAAATCACCCACTACGGTGACTACAAATCCGCTATGAATCAATCAGTTAATGACCGTCTGTTAGGTGGGCGTGGTACTAGCTGGGTTCGTTATGAGCCGCATATTGTCGGTTCAAAAGCTGATGGTATGGATATGCCCGAAGATGGACTTGAAATTACTGAGGACATTGACGAAGCAGAAACCGAAGGCGGTATGTACCGTGAGGATCAGGAACGCATAGAATACGAGTGTGCTCCTGTTGACTATGTTCATTGGCGTGACTTTGGTTTGACTGTTGCCCGTACATGGGAAGAAGTCACCGCAGTATGGCGTAAAGTCTATCTAGGCAGACCTGCGCTTGTTGAACGCTTTGGTGAGGAATTAGGTGGTCGTATCCCATTGGATACAAAGCCTGAAACTTCTAAGTCTTTCAGCGAAAAGATGGGCGAAGGCGCAAAAGAAGCCTGTATCTATGAGATATGGGACAAGACTTCAGGTGAGGTCATTTGGCTATCTAAGTCTATGGGTGAAATCCTTGATACCCGTGCCGACCCACTAAAGCTAGAAAACTTTTGGCCATGCCCTAAACCTTTATTTTCTACATTGACTACGGATTCATTAGTTCCTATCCCTGACTTTGTGCTGTACCAAGACCAAGCAAGACAGTTAGACACGCTTGCTGATCGTATTGATGGATTCATTCAAGCCCTTAAGGTTCGGGGTGTATATGACGCATCTGAGCCAAGTCTTGCCCGTTTATTCTCTGAAGGCGAAAACAATTCATTGTTACCAGTCAAGAACTGGAACGCATTTGCTGAAAAACAGGGTATGCAAGGAGCTATTAACCTTGTAGACATCGCCCCTATTGCTAGTGCTTTAACCATGTCTTATCAGGCAATGGATCAAGTCAAGGGTCAAATCTATGAGATTATGGGTATCGCTGACATCCAGCGTGGGCAGACTGATCCTAATGAAACACTAGGCGCACAAGTCATTAAGTCTAACAATGCCGCAGGTCGTTTAAAGACTATGCAACACGCAGTAGTAGACTTTGCTACAGAACTTCTGTCTATCAAGGCACAGATTATATGTAATCACTTTACAGACGATACGATTGTCAAGATTTCAGGTGCAATGCAGTTATCTGACACGGATAAGCAGTACATCCAGCCAGCATTAGCCCTATTACGTGATGAGTCAGCTAAGAACTTCCGTATCGAAGTAACTTCAGACTCGATGATCTTCCAAGACGAGATGCAAGAAAAGCAAGATCGTATGGAGTTCTTAAGTGCAATCGGTGGCTTTATGCAACAAGTTATCCCAGCGGCACAAGCTGTCCCTGAAATGACTCCAATGCTGATGGAGATGGTTAAATTCGCTGTTACTGCGTTCAAGGCTGGTAAAGGTCTTGAGGGAATCATTGACGAAACTGCTGATAAGTTCCGTGAACAGGCTAAGGCACAAGAAGGTCAACCTAAACCACCTACACCTGAACAACAGAAACTTCAGGGTCAGATGCAACTTGAACAAGCTAAATTACAGGCATCACAGCAACAAGCTCAACAGACTATGCAACTTGAGCAACAGAAGATGCAGATGCAGATGGAACTTGAGAAGGCTAAACAAGAGTATCAAGCCCAAGAGAATCAGCTTAAATTCCAACTGGAAGATCAGCGTAACCGTCAGCAAGCCGAAATGGATATGAGGGTAGCACAGATGAAGATGAACACCGAGCGCAATACTCAAGTCTTGTTAGCCCACATTAATAACGGTGCTAAGATCGAAGTCGCTAGAATTGGTGCGGCAGAAGATGACGGAGCGCAAGCCTATTTATCTGAAGAAGCTATGGCACAATCTATGGAACACCCACTTAAACCTATTGCAGACGCCATTAGTCAGAGCAATCAACAGATGACTTTAGCATTAGGTGACTTAGTGAATACAATAAACGAAAACCACAATAGACCTAAACAAGTCGTGCGGGGACAAGACGGTAAGATAATCGGAGTTCAATAACATGGCTATTACAGTCAAGCATAAGTTCGTTAGTGCCATTCCTGACGCTGGCGATCCAACGATTGTCCAGCCATCTAATTGGAACGATGACCACCAACTAACGGGGACTATACCTGTAACCAATGGTGGAACGGGCGCATCTACGGCCAATGATGGATTTAATGCCCTTGCTCCTAGTCAAACAGGCAATAGTGGCAAATACTTAACTACGGATGGTACTAATTCTTCTTGGGCTACAAACCCATTAGGAACTGTTACTAGCGTAGCGGCAACTGCTGGAACTGGAATAGCTGTAACTGGCAGTCCGATTACAACTAGCGGTACTTTAAACATTACTAATACTGCTCCTGATCAAACGGTCGTATTAAATGCGGGTACTGGAATATCTACTAGCGGTACATACCCTAACTTTACAATTACCAATACAAGCCCATCAAGCGGTGGAACTGTTACTTCTGTTGCATCGGGTACAGGTTTAACTGGCGGCCCTATTACTACAACGGGTACTCTGTTTATTGCTAATACTGGCGTAACTGCTGGAACTTATGGATCAGCGGCAGTTATTCCTGTTATTGCTGTTAATAGTCAAGGTCAGATTACCAGTATCAGTACACAGCCTACAAATGCACCTGCTTATCAAGGCACATGGAACGCAAGCACAAATAGTCCACTTTTAGTTTCTAGCGTTGGTACTGCGGGTTATTACTATGTTGTTTCTGTAGCGGGTAATACAACATTAAACGGTGTAAGCGGATGGGCAGTAGGCGATTGGGCTATCTTTGAAAATGGCGTATGGCAAAAAATTGCTGGTTCTTCTAGCGAATCCTTTACTAACTTAACCACTACAAATCTAGCGGTAACTGGTCTTACTGGTTATATGTATGCCAATAATACTGGCGGCAATGTCACAGCATCTACGACCATTCCTAATACTGCAATTAGCGGTCTTGGCACAATGTCAACTCAAAATGCCAATGCCGTAGCTATTACAGGCGGTACTATAAATGGCACAAGTATAGGGGCAACCACAGCATCATCAGGCGCATTTACTTATTTATCCACAAGCGGATCTACAAGTACAACGCCTAGCTTAAGTTTTAATGCTTCAAATAGCCCTATTGCTTCAGGCGCATCGATTTCAAATAGCTATCTACAGTTTGTATTGCAGAACAAATCGGGAACGGCTAGCGCATCTACAAACTATGTATTGAGCAATGATTTAGGCACAGATTCCACCTATTACGGTGAATTTGGCATGAATTCATCCGTGTATTCAAGCGGAACACCTACTGACTTCTTTAGCTTAAACAATGGTGTTTATTTTTCAGGTCACGATGGCGATGTCACAGTCGGTTCAGGTAACGGATATAAGACCTATTTTGCTTGGGGAACAAGCGGTCAATCTGCCCATGTAATCAATGCTACTGGTGCTATTGGCTTGAATACAAGTATAACAGGTAGTACAAACTTTGGTACAAGTGGTCAAGTATTAACTTCTGCTGGTAGCGGATCAACCCCTACTTGGACAACTCCAACCACAGGCACAGTCACTAGCGTTACAGGCACAAGCCCTGTAGTTTCTAGTGGTGGCACAACCCCTGCTATTTCGATGCCAGCCGCTACGACTTCTGTAAGCGGTTATCTGACTTCTACGGATTGGAATACCTTTAATGGCAAACAAGCCGCAGGTACTTATGTTAATTCTGTAAGTGGAACTACTGGTCGTATAACCAGTACAGGCGGTGTAACTCCTGTTATTGACCTTGCAAGTGGCGTAGCAACTGCTGGAACAACTGGTTCATCTACCTTAATTCCTGTAGTCACAATCGATACCTATGGGCGTGTAACAAGCATTACTACTGCATCTAATCCACAGGGAACGGTTACTTCTGTAACTGGTACTGCTCCTGTTGTATCTTCAGGTGGTGCAACCCCAGCTATTAGCATGGCGGCCGCAAATACTACAACCAATGGATATTTAACTAGCACCGACTGGAATACATTTAACGGTAAAGGTTCAGGCACGGTTACTAGTGTTGGCGGTACAGGAACAGTCAATGGTTTAACTTTAACTGGCACAGTCACATCGTCAGGCAACCTTACATTAGGTGGCACATTAGACCTTTCTAGCCCACCTGCTATTGGTGGAACTGCGGCTAATCTAATTACTGGAACAACAATTACTGCTACTAAATTTGTAGGGGTATCAGGCGGCACATTCTAATGTTTTCAACGGCTTTTCAGGCTAATGCGTTTCAGAACAATGCCTTTCAGGTATATGTTGCGCCATCTACAAGTCATGTAGGTGGTGATGACGCTTGGTATACATCCGAAGAATTACGCAGAATACAAAAGATACAACAAAAGATTGAGGCAAGACAACGATTACTAGAGAAAGCCATAAAGGATGCTAACGCAAGCCGTAAGCAAGCTATTCGTGATCTAGTATCACCTGTTGCAAAAGTTAAACAATCTAAAGTACAATTAAAACAAGAGGTTAAAGCTGATATACCGTTAGCTGAAACAGAAGATTTACAACGGTCTATAAGCTACCTTGAAGCACAACGGGAAAACATCCTTGCGGCAGTAGCTTACAGAGAAGAATTTGCTAGATTACAGACAAATTTACGGATACTGGAAGCCAAACGCCTAGAGGAACTAGACGATGAGGAATCCGTATTACTACTCTTACACTAAATCCGCATACGGAATATAAAAAGGCTTACGAACACCTACACGCTGGCAGATTAGAAGCTGGATTTAGGTTATTTGAGTATCGTTGGCATCCTGAAGTAATGGCTAATCAACTTGAAGGCTATGCTAAACCCCTAAAAATGCCTGTTTGGCGTGGTGAAAGCCTATTAGGTAAGACTATTACCATTGTTGCAGAACAAGGTTTTGGCGATATTATCCAGTATGCACGATTCTTACCATTTTTAAAGGTAATGGGTGCTAAGAAAGTCGTAATGCTCCAGCACGGATCACTACATCACCTATTTGGTCAACTAGATTGTGTAGATCAATTCACTAATATGCCCGAAGAAGGCGTTGCTACCGAATCTGACTACTGGCTAGGGATGATTTCACTTCCTTACTACATTAGTCTTGCGCCATCCTACGCTAAAGCCCTATTTCCACTATCAACCAAGAAAATAGTAGGTTCTGAAAGTTATCTAGACGCTATTCCTAGCAATATTCCCAAGAAGATCGGCATTAATTGGTCTACATCTAAGGGCATCTTGCATTACGTTAGGACTCTGCACCCTGATCGTGTATTGGAGATCGTAGGTGACGATGCCTACTCATTTAATGTAGAAGAAGATAAGTTTTGGACACCACTACCCGATGATGGTTGGAAACAGGACTGGACTAAGACTGCAAGCCATTTAAAGGCTCTTAAAGGACTTGTAACTGTAGACACAGGCATAGCCCACCTAGCTGGTGCATTAGGCGTTAAAACCGTTGTAATCATGCCTAGAAAAGAGTTTAAGTGCTGGCGTTGGAAACACGGTACTTGGTATGACTCCATTGTTACTGTAGAAGAAGATGAGATGCACAAAATCCCCGAACTGATAAGGAGAATGTAATGAAATGCCCTAATTGTGGCTGGATAGCTGGTAACCATGTAAAAGCCGTACAAAGTGACGAAGATTTCTTTATTGAGTGGTGGACTCCTACCATCGGACTAGAAGCGGCAAAGGCTTCATGGTTAGACAAAGTTGCTATGAAAACTAGGCAAGCCCCTACGGTGATGTCTGACATTGATGGCCACATAAGCATGGCTGACGGTCAATGGGTATCTTCCCGATCTAAGCATCGTGAAAACTTAAAGCGTAATAACTGCATCGAAATTGGTAATGATGTGCCAATGCAACAAAAAAAGCATGAATTAAGCACTAAAGAGCGAGAGCATCTTAAACGCACTATTGCCGAAGTAACCCACGCCAAATTACGATAAGGAGCATTAAATGAGTGAAGAATTAGACCGTAGAGAGATGATTGAAGCCGCACTTGACCAAGCCGAAGAAGGCACATTTGAAGCACCCATTGAAAAGGAGATAGAAGTAAATGACGATCCAATCCAAGCCGAAAACGAAGAAAATAGTAGTACCGAGAGCAACGACCGTGACGAAAAAGGTCGCTTCAAAGCCAAAGACTCCGAAGATTCCACCAATAAAGATAGTATTCAAGAAGAAGAACTGGTGGCAGAAGCTAGTAATGTTCCTGACGAAGAAGTAAAACGCCCAACTACTTGGAAAAAAGAGTACAGGGATGTATGGGACAAAATGCAAGAAGGCAAACCTCTAGAAAAAGAAGAATTTGCTAAGTTTGCTGAATATGCCAATCAGAGGGAAGCTGAATACAAGCGTGGCGTTAGTGCTTACAAGGCTGAAGCTGACAATGCAAGACAATTAACCCAAGCCATTGGCCCGTTTATTCCTGAACTTCAGGCTCAGAATATCCACCCAGTAGCTTGGATTAATAATCTTGGCAGGGCGCACATGATTCTATCTAAAGCACCGTACCAAGAAAAAGTGCAGATGTTTCATAGACTTGCACAGGATTATGGAATACAATTAAACCAAGATAGCTTACAAATGCCTGAACAGGCGTATGTAGACCCTTATCAACAACAGTTAATGCAACAACTTCAAGCTACCCAGCAACAGGTTCAGCAACTGTCAGCGATACGGGATCAAGAAGAAAATGCTCGATTGACATCAGAAATCAGTCGAGTAAGTAGCAACAAAGAGCGGTTTCCGCACTTTGAGATGGTTCGGGAAGATATGGCTCAATTACTTGAGCGAGGTTTAGCCCAAGACCTAGAATCGGCTTATGCAAAAGCTGTGCGTATGAACGATGAAGCCTATAAGCTAGAACAGGACAAACTCCTGAAATCGGTTGGTAGTCAAGCATCTAAGGCACAACAAGTAGCTAAAGCTAAAGCGACTGCGGTTAGTCCACGATCAGCTACTCCTAGCGGTCAGGTGTCTAAGGTAGATGCAAAGGATAGACGCTCTTTGTTAATGTCATCATTGGCAGATGCAGAGGGTGGTCGGGTTTAACTTAATTTAATAAAGGAAATATCATGGCATTTGCTAACTCAGCAATCACCGATATTATCGCTACCACCATTCAAAGTCGTAGCGGAGTATTGGCAGATAACTTAACACAAAACAACGCAATCCTACAAAGATTGAACTCCAAAGGTAACGTACGCCCATTCTCAGGCGGTAACGTAATCTTGGAAGAAATCATGTACAACGATCCAACAACTAATAACGCTAACTCATACAGCGGTTACGAAGTGTTGAACATCTCCCCTGACAGTCCTATTTCTGCGGCTCAATTCTCTATTACTCAGTACGCTGATAGCGTAACAATGAGTGGTCTAGAAATGTTGCAAAATAGTTCTAAGGAACAAATCATTGACCTGTTAGACGGTCGTATGCAAGTTTCTGAAGCTCGTCTGCTTAACCGTATTTCTACTGACATCTATGGTGACGGTACTGGTAACGGTGGTAAGAACATTACTGGTCTAGCGGCCGCTGTTTCTACATCACCAACTTCAGGTACATACGGTGGTATTAACCGTGCTAACTGGACTTTTTGGCAGAATCAAGCAACTACTGGTGCTACTTCTTCCACTACTATCCAAGCCGCAATGACTACTGCCGCAATCAAATCTGTTCGTGGCACAGACAAAGTAGACTTGATCGTAGCTGGTAACACTCTGTATCAATACTATGTTGGCTCATTACAAGCTATTCAGCGTATTGCTGGAACTGAAGAAGGTGCGGCTGGTTTCGCATCATTGAAGTTCTACGGTGGTGGTATGTCTGCTGATGTGGTCTTGGGTGGCGGTTATGGCGCACAAGAATCTGCAACGACTATGTATTTGTTGAACACAAACTACATTTTCTTGCGCCCACATAAAGAACGTAATTTTGTTCCTATCGGTGGCGAGCGTCAGTCAATCAATCAAGATGCAATCGTGAAGTTATACGGTTGGGCTGGTAACTTAACCTGCTCTAACAGCTTCTTGCAAGGTGTATTAACAGGTAGTTAATCTACTTATTAATTCAACTTAACTCGAATAGAAAAGGAAATATCATGGCATTTACTATTACCCCCTTAGCTGGTATTGATTTGGTTAACTTGGCTCAAGTTAATCTGAACTCTGCTGGCGTAGCAGTCCCAACTGAAGGCCCAATCGGTGCTGAAGTGTTTGGTTCTGACGGCAAGCGTTATGTTTTTGCAACAGCAGGTGCGGCTATTACAGCTTCTACTGCAACTTGCTCAATCAACGCTTCTACATTTGTAGCAACTGGTTCTGCTGGTACATATTTGTCCCCAGCTACAACTATGGCTTCAGGTGATTATGGCTGGTTTGCCGCTACTAGCGTTTAATCAGTTTTTGTAGTAAAAACGAAGGGTTACCTCAAAAGGGTAGCCCTTTTTTTCTTTAACCGTTTTACCTTTAATACCTTGAAGGAGATTTAAAAATGGCTTTACCATCAGATGAGCAAAATGCAGACAACCGTTTACAGGTTCGTTTCTATAAACGCCCAGTACAGCAAGATCACGAAACACAAGAAGCTGGCAGACCAATTTTTAAAGAATTTGACTTTGTCCATATTTGTGTAGCTGGTGATACCCTAACCGAAATCGATACTTATGTCCTTAATAGTCATAAACAGCGTTTTCCACAGCAATGGGCTAACTATCAGAACCGTGTAGGCGCAAACGATGAGCAAATTATCGGTACTCCTGTATCAGAATGGCCTTTAGTGTCCAAATCACAGGCTGAAGAACTACGGGCAATGAAGTTCCACACCGTTGAGTCTATTGCAGGTGCATCCGATCAACAATTACAGCGTATGGGTATGGCGGCAGGAATGTCACCCTATGCGTTTCGTGATAAAGCGAAGGCATTTTTAAATTTAGCGACAACTGCGGCTGAAACTGACAAGCGTGAAAGCGAAATTAACGCTTTAAAACAAGAACTTGCCAAAAAAGACGAAGAAACTGCTAAAATAAAGGCTGAAACAGATGCGAAGCTGGCCAAAATGCAAGATCAAATGACCGCTATACTTGCCGCTGTTGGTGAGAAAAAACCCCGTAAAAAGACGGTAGCCACAGAGGAAGCCTAATATGTCATACAGCATGGGAGATGTAAATACAAAACAAAGCATTTCTCATGCTTTTTATACCTATGCACATATAAACGCAACTACCAACAAAATATTTTATATTGGTAAAGGTTCAAAAAATCGTTATAAATCAACATATAAACGAAGCACCCATTGGAATAATATTGTAAATAAGTATGGATTTAATGCTGAAATATTGGCTAATTGGAATT